CTGTGCTGCAGTTGGATCACCCAAGCCAGTAATCTTAGACGTACCCATAGCAATAGGGCCAGTCATTGTACCACCTGCCAGTGGTAACTTAGTGGCAATGCTAGTTGTTATAGTATTAGCAAAGTCTGCATCGTCACCCAATGCTGCAGCTAATTCGTTGAGTGTATCGAGAGTGCCAGGGGCAGAGTCCACAAGTCCAGCTACTTCATCGTCCACATACTTTTTCGTGGCTGCGTCAAGATCATTTGTCGGTGCAGTAAGGTTCTGAATAGTAGCTGTAGTTCCAGCATTCATATTCAGTGTACCGTCAATCACAACATTGTTAAAGGTAGAAGAGCCAGATGATGCAGTGACGTTACCTGTGAGGTCACCAGTTACATCTCCTGTAACATTACCCGTTACGTTACCTGTTACATTTCCTGTAAGCGGTCCTACAAGGCTTGTACCTGTGATGGTAGTACCAGTTATAGCTGCAGCAGTTGATGCTCCAATAATAGTACCATCAATGCTACCGCCGTTAATATCAACAGTCGCCAAGGTTGCTTGTCCAGATGTCGATACAGTTGTAAAGCTACCAGCAGCAGGGGTAGTAGCACCAATAATACCATTTAAGTTGCCCGTTACATTCCCTGTTACGTTACCTGTGAGGTCTCCTGTAAAATCTCCCGTCACGTCACCAGTAACATCCCCAGTAACATTTCCTGTAAGGGGGCCAACAAGGGACGTACCTGTAATAGTAGTACCTGTGATTGCAACAGGTGTAGTATTACCAATAACTGTGTTGTCCATCGCACCAGAGTTGATGTCAGCAGATGTAATAGTTGTAGTGCCTGTTAGTGCAGATGTACCCGTTACAGCAAGTGTACCTGACGCAGTTACATTGGTAAATGCACCAGTAGAAGCTGCTGTACCACCTATAGCTGTACCATCAATAGTACCAGCATCAATGTCGGCAGTAGTCGCTACAAGAGATGTAAACGTACCTGCCGCTGGAGTAGTAGCACCGATAGTTGCACCATCAATAGTACCACCAAGTAGAGTGATAGAGCCAATCTCACCAATACCCTCAACGTAAAGGTTTTTAAACTTAAGACCTGAGGAACCCAGATCAATGTCGTTGTCCGTTACGGGAACAATAGCACCGTCTTGAATGCGTACTTGCTCTACTGCAGAACCACCTACCTCTGAGTAAAAACTGACACGATTGTTAGTTGTATCTACTACTACTTTATTATTAGCATCAATGTCTGCAATGAGTGGAACGTAAGTACCCTCAGTAGATGTACCATCGTGCTTGTGACCCGTGCTGTTATTAAAAGCATCACGAATAGCGTTAAACTCAGCGTTTACTGGTGCAGCTTTGATAACCGCATTAGCAATAATATCTGCTACTGACTGTCTAGTGTAACCTGCCATGTTATAACCTGTCTCCTACTCCGAATGTCACCACGATGCCTTGGATACTGTGAGAGGCGTTAGTGTCATTGGTTACGTATTTAAATGATGCTGACATACCTGAACCTGAAATGTTTGTGCGCCGTACAGGGGCAGGGTTACCGTCAAAGATTGCTGTGCTGTTATACAAGGCTTCGTTATAGTATGCAGCTGCGCCCTGTGTTGTTAGTGTAAAGTTTGTAGGACGCAAAGTGTCTACATCTTCGTAATCGTAAAGAGCAGACATGATTAGTTCATTGTCACCCTCAGAACGTAAGTACGTAGCTACCGTGTAAAACACTTTACGTTGCTCAGGATCTTGCATGTGAAAGAATGGTGTCTGGAATACACTAAAGATAGCCTCACCGTCAAAATCATTACCTTGTTCTTGTCTGTGTACCTTACCGTTGCTATCACCGTGTATTACAAACTCATTCTGCCCGATGTAACCACTAGTAGCACAAGTAGTAAATACACCCAGCATCTGACCATACTCAAACTGCAAGCCGTTGGGTGTCTGTCTAAAGCCACCAATGATACCCTGACCATCAGCTGCACCAAGGAAGAACCTAAACTGTGTCTTCTGTCTGATAACTACAGCGTTCAGCTTGTCTAAATCTACATCAAACACTACATCAGTAAAGATAGACTGAATATCTTTAGAGACTGTTTCAAGATTAACGTCACCGATTTTATCAGTACCTGAAATAGGACGCAAACCGTCTTGAGATAGGAATAGTAGATCACCACCAATTTCAATAATACTATCTGTAGCTACACAGCCCAAGTCATCTGTAACTTCCTCAAGTACAAAGTCTGCTATATTGTTACCTACAAGCTTGCGGATATTGTTAGAACCAAAGATATACAATGCGTCACGAAACGACTTGATTGCGACAATAGGGAAACCTACGTTAATAACACCGGCACCATCTGCAGGGTCAAAGTCAGTCTCACTGTAAGGTGCTGAAAACCATAAGCTAGTAGACTCAGTAGCATTACC